ATCACACATGGTGACAATGGCAGCGATAGCACATGATTTTGTTTTGCCCATAACAACTGAACAAGACCTAAAAGATTTCATATTAATCGCCTTCGGTATATCCATTCCAAATAAACAAATATGCCCTAACCATTCAACACCCTGGCGTGCTTTTTGTGATGCATATTTTGCAAGATCGCCAGTATCCATTTGGGAAGCCTCGCGCGGATTTGGGGGTAAGTCTTTTCTTCTCGCACTATTGGGGCAAGTTGAAGCTGCAACTCTAAAATGTGATGTGAATATCTTAGGCGGGTCTGGAGAACAATCTACCCGCGTTCATGATTATATGCAAAGACTTTGGGATTACGAAGATGCGCCGCGGTATCTTCTAGCTTCTGACCCATCAAAGATTGAAACTAAAATGATATGGGGGAATAAGATTAAAGCTCTTATGGCTTCTCAAGCCTCAGTACGCGGGCCTCACCCGGTTAGATTACGCCTGGATGAGATTGACGAAATGGATATAAAGATTCTAGATTCTGCTATGGGTCAGCCGATGAGTAAAAATGGTGCTATGAAACAAACCGTAATGTCATCTACTCACCAATATGCAGACGGTACAATGACAGAGGTATTAACCCGTGCCAAAGATAAAGGATGGCCGGTATATACCTGGTGCTATCGTGAATGCCTCGAGCCTCATGGATGGTTATTACAATCCGAAATTGAAAGTAAGAAAATTGAAGTCACTAAAGCAATGTGGGATAATGAATATGAACTGCAAGAACCTTCGCCTGAAGACAGAGCCATTGCGCCGGAAAAAGTTGCACTAATGTTCAGAAAAGAATTGGGCGAATACATGGGAGGAAACAGAGAATACATTGAGATAGAACCCCCTATGGCAATTTGTAAGAAATGTGGCTTTGAAAAACAGTTTGAGGATGAAGACGATAGATTGAATTGCCCAAATGGATGTACTAATCATGTAGATGGAAAACCGCTAAAATTACATATGGCTGATTATGCCACCGGCGCAGATTGGGCGAAGAAACAAGATTGGACTGTGATCCCAACCATTCGATTTGATTGCAAGCCAATGAAAGTCGTTGCATTCGAGCGCATGGGGCGCGAGCCTTGGCCGGTGATGGTTGATAAATATCAAACTAGATTAGGAAGATATGGAAGCAATTCCTGCCATGATGCAACTGGTATTGGCGATGTAGTGGAGGGATATTTGAGTTATTCTGTAAATGGTATAATTATGGTTGGTCGTGAACGTTCTAACCTTCTCTCTAACTATATTAGTGCAGTCGAGAGAGGGGAAATTATATCGCCATTCATACATTTTATGGAAACAGAACATAGATTAGCCAGTGTCGATGATGTTTATGGAAGCGGGCATTTACCCGATTCAATATCAGCAATGGCACTAGCATATAAATCAGCCTCAGAGCCCCAGGGAGTAATATTCGCATGAATAAACCATCTATAATCGAACGGGCTAAAATAGCCTATAACGTATTCCGCAATGGATACCCTGGTGCGCGCCGATCAATGACCATGAGAGATATTATAAGCACGGATGAAAAGCAGGCGCCATTTATATGGCCTGCTTGGCGTGTGGGAAATCCACAATACAAAATGGTTGACGTTCAAAGCTATATTGAAGAAGGTTTCAATATTAATGCTTTGATTTATTCAGCCGTGATGTACAAGGCGCGCTCATCTGTAACTCCTGAATTGAGAGCCTATCGAGGCGACCCGGAACAACCCGATTTATGCAAGCCAGATCATCCATTGGCTAAACTCGTTGCGCGCCCTAATCCTTCGCAGTCATGGCGTGAATTCCAGATGAGGCAGACGATATTCTTAAATCTCACCGGTGACGCGTTCGCTTATTTAATAACACCTAAAATCGGGAGTTTAGATTGCGCGTCGTTTATCGGATTAAATTCAATGCGGGTTTACATCATTCCCCAAAAAAAGAAAAGTGGAGTCATGGGATATGTTTATATCCCGGAGGGTAAATCGTGGCATGATGGTATACCGCTATTGCCACAGTATATGAGTCATGTGAAATTACCTAACCCTGGGGATCCGCTGGAAGGTAACGGATACGGTCTATCCCCGCTTGCGCCTGCCAGTAGAACGGCGAACGTCGATAATGCCATTACTGATTTTATTAAGATATTTTTTGAAAAGGGCGCGGTTGTGCCGGGTCTACTATCTACAGAGCAAATACTCACCCCGGAAACCGTGGGGATGCTGAAAGAACGCTGGAACGACGTCTACGGCGGATATAAGAATTGGACCGATATCGGCGTTATAGATAAGGGCACAAAATACGAACGCATAGGTATGAACTTTCAGGAAATGAGTTTTGCCGAACAAGACGAGCGAAACGAAGCGCGTATTTGCGGTCCATTCGGCGTTCCTATTTCTTTATTAGATACCCGCTCAGGACTAAAAGCCTCCACGTTCAACAATAAAGAAAATGACCGGCGCATGTTTTGGGAAGATATCATGTTGCCAGAAATCGGTTTATTTGAAGATGATTATCAATACTACCTCAATACCGATGACGGAGCGTTTGTGAAAATGGATTACTCAGGCGTTCCGGCTTTACAGCGCGATATCCCCAAGGCGGTTGAGGCGGCTTATAAATTGTGGACAATGGGCGAGACGCGTGCTAATGCATATGCGATTACTGGTATCAATCCAGTTGGCGATGTACCAGGAGCGAATACCAGCTTCCTTCCTATTAGCGTCATGCCTGTCGGTTCGGAAGAAGAGGCGGTAACGGCCACAAATACCGGCGCGGCTTCGAGCGAAGAAGATACCAGGGACGAAGGCAAGACGAAATCCAAGAGACATTCAAAAAAATAAAACGGGGAGGCCTGACCCCGGAGCAAAAAGAGGCGCAATGGAAAACCAATGACCGGATAGCGCAAAGCTGGGAAGGTCGGTTTTCTGCGTCTGCTAAAAAGGCATTAGAACATGACAAACGTTCTCTGTTGGCAATACTCAACGATCACAAGGCGCTAATACTCAAAGAGCGTAAATCGGTGGACTGGAAAGTTATTGAGCGAGAATGGAAGGAATATTTCGATGAGGCAGGAATAGATAACTGGCGCAGTTTATTCGCTTCAGTTATTCGAGGTGTGATGACAGATCGGGCAAAGGCGCTGGTCACTGATTTTGGATTTGCGTTTGATGTGAATAATTTCTATGCACGAGAATGGTTCTCTGATTATACTCTTCAATTCGCACAACCCATAAACGATACTACTTTAACTACTCTCAGTAATATGCTTGACCAGGCGACCAATGAGGGCTGGTCTATTCCAGAAATGCAAAACCATATGACGACCGTGTTCGATCAATGGATGAATGGTGGCGTTTCGCCAGAAGAATTCCAATGGTATTCGGAAAGAATGCCTGCATATCGCACAGAGAACATTGCCAGAACGGAAACTATCAGGGCGAGCAATAAGGGCGCATATGAACTATATAAAGACAATAATGTAGACGAGCAAGAATGGGTCTCAACCAATGATAACCGTGTGCGTCCCGAACATTGGGATGCTAACGGCCAAGTGCGCAAACTTGATGAGCCATTTGATGTTGGCGGCGAGCAATTGATGTTCCCCGGCGATCCCGCGGGAAGTCCAGAAAATACTTGCCAGTGTAGATGCACAACAGTTCCAGTTATAAAGGAGATTTAATAAATGCCACAATATGAATACGATGTAATCACGATCAAGCCACCTTCTAACACTCAATTACAAAAAATCTTAGAAGAACGCGGCAAAGGAGGTTGGCAATTGGTAGACAGTTTCGGTAATAGCCGCTTCGTATTCCAGAGGGAATTGAAACCTATCGGCCCAACAGAATTCAAAACCATGAATGAATCAGACCTTGCACCTCTATGAATCCTATTAAATTATTCCTCAAGGCATTCCGTAAATATCTGGACGAGCAACGCCGTCACAATACCGCTTTCCTCAAAGATTTAGAACGCGAGAAAATAGCAATGATGAAATCTCAAGGAAAGATGATTGACTTTATTGATGCACTCTTGAAAGAATTGAATTGGAATGATGACGAAAAACCTACCTCTTGAATTGTGGTAGAATAAATCAGTAATATAAATTATAGCGACCCGCCAGAAGGCGCGTCATAAATATATTAGCCGCTCTATGCCAGCTATGTGAATAGCTGGCTTTTTTTGTTTTGAGGGCATTGACATGGAAAGAAAACGATTTCCAGCAATTACAACTAAGGTCGATGATGAACAAGGGATAGTCGAACACATATTCGCAGTGTTCGGCAATGTTGACGAGGGCGGCGATATTATCCATCCCGGTGCGTTCACAAAAACAATCGTTGAACGCGGTAACAAAATACGAGTGCTCGATCAACATCAAACTGATTCGGTATTACGCGCTGTTGGTAAGCCATTGGCCTTGCGGGAAATTGGCAGGGATGAATTACCTCTAAGCGTTATAGAGCGTTTCCCAGACGCAACGGGCGGCGTGAAAGCCATTACTCAATTTCTTATGGACACACCGGAAGGCAAAGGTGTTTTTATTCGCATTAAAGAGGGCGCAATTGATGAGTGGTCGTTTGGTTATGACGCGCTCGATAAAGATTATTCCAAGATCACCAAAGACGGTAAGGAAATTACCGTGCGCAATATTCGCACAATTAAGCTTTATGAATATTCGCCAGTTTTATGGGGCATGAATCAAGCGACCTCTACCCAAAGCGCCAAAGGCAAGAAACCAGACGAGGGCAAGCCGTGGGATGTATTCCATGAAGGTGATAAATGGCGTGTCTACAAAGTTGATGAAGAGGGCAATAAAATCGGCGAGGCTCTTGGCGAACACGACAACGAAGAAGATGCGCGCGCCCAGGTTGAGGCGCTTTATGCAAATGAGAAACCAGAGAAAGAAATGACGCCTCGCGGGCCAGTAAGGCGACTCGGGGATTTCCTACAAGGTAGTCTTCATCAAGTATTTACGATGTTATGCGACGAATGGTATAAGGCTGGATATTTAAGCACTGATGAAAGAATAAATTTATCATCTTTAATTGGTAGCGCATTAAAAATACTTGCAGATGGAATGTCGCCAGAATTAGCCAATATTGATCTTGATGAAAGATCAAATTTGATGTTCTTGGAATATATTGCACAATTTGATTATAAATCCGGGCGCGTGATTGCCAAACGCAACGCCGAGCGCCTTTCGCAGATACGCAAGCTCTTACAAGAACTTGAAGAAGACGGCGGCTTGTCAGAACCCGATGAGCCAGCCATTGAAATACCAAAAACAACCCCACCTACCGAGGCCGGGGATAAACAGGCCGGGTCGTCACAGACACCCACCTCAGACGATCAACTCAAACTAATCGATATTGAACTAATCGAAATCTCTTACATGAGGTGAATATCATGAATACTGTAACTGTTGAACAAAAACTCGAAAAGGCTGCGCTGCTATTCGAGGAATCAAAAGTAATCTTATCCAACGCGGAAGCAACCGCGGAGGACAAGGCAAAAGTCCCGCAAATGATTGAGGATGCTAAAGCCCTCAAGGCCGAGGCTGCTCAAATGCAGGACATTGACAAATTCGGCAAGGAATTGTTGGAAAACAAAGAAGCCAAACAGGAAGCCGATAAATCAAAGCAAGCCCGCGTCGATCCTAAGCAATTCAAGGATTGGCAGGAGTTTTTGAAAGCTGCTTTCTACGCAAACCACCGCATTCCGGCTGTCCAAAAACTTGACCCGCGACTTCAATACTTCCAGGATGAAAAAGAAGCCGGAATGGAAGAAAAGGTAATGGTCGAGAACGTTGGTGCTTCCGGTGGCTTTCTCGTTCCCGCTGAATTTATGGCGACATTGCAAGCCGTCACCGCAGAAATGGCGTTGGTACGCGGGCGCGCTTCTATAATCCGAATGCGCCGGCGCCAGATCGGTATCCCTGTACTTGATCAAACCGGTACAACCGCTGGACTGCCCCACTGGTTCGGTGGTATGCGTTTCTACTGGGCAGAGGAAGCGACTCAAAAAGACTCCACCGATGCAAGTTTCCGGGAAGTGCAATTGGTCGCGCACAAACTGATTGGCTATACAACCGCTTCTGATGAATTGGTTGCAGATAGCGCAATTTCATTGGCTGATTTCCTGAGCGGCCCTCTTGGTATGGCGGGCGGCATTGCCTGGATGGAAGATTATGCTTTCATTCAGGGAACTGGAGCCGGTCAACCTTTGGGCGTGATCAATGCCGGTGCAACGATTTCAATTCCGCGTGTTGGAACTAACCCGACCTATCCCGATCTGTGCGATATGGTTGAAGCATTCCTGCCTTCCGGGCGCGGCGTTTGGTTTATCTCTCAATCGCTGTACTCGGAAATGCTGCAAATGAGCGGCCCGACCGGTAACGCCTCGTATCTTTGGGGTAATGCGCAAGCAGGTGCGCCTAATATGCTTTTGGGCTTCCCCGTCGTATTCACCGAAAAATGCCCACTTCGTAACAACCCGGGTGATGTGATCCTTGCTGATTGGCGTTACTACCTGATCGGCGACCGGCAAGCCACCACGGTCGAAAGCACTCAGTTTGATCTGTGGCGCTATGACAAAACTTCATGGCGCGCTGTTCATCGTGTGGATGGTCAACCCTGGTTATCGCAGCCCCTTTACTACCAAGATGGTACTACGCGAATTTCTCCCTTCGTCATACTAGGTTCTAAGAGCAGCTAATATAACATATCCATTTGTTAGTGTATCATGTGTTATAATAGTGGTACACTAACAAAGGATATAAAAATGGAGAATAATAAAAATTGCGAGATATGCGGTAAAAGATTAGTCGGAAAGCAAACGAGGTTTTGTGGAATATTATGCAGAAACAAATTTGCTGGAAGAAAAAGCACACCGAGATATAAACTACCAGACAAAGAATGGCTGAAAAAGGAATATCTTTTACCACCAGCCGGAAAAGGAAGAACTCAAAAAGATTTAGCCAAGGAATTCGGAGTAACCAGAAATACTATCTCTGTATGGTTAGATAAGTTAGGAATAAAGATTGACGCAAATCAGAGATTAGGTTATTTTAGAAGGATTCCTAAATTTACAATAACTAAAGAATGGCTCTACGAAGAATATATTGTAAATGATAAATCAATGCGAGAACTTTCAAGAATGATTGGTAGCAGCACATTACCAATAAAAAATAATCTAAATAAATTTGGAATACATAAACCAATTGAACAATTAGCCAAAAAGCATTCCAAACGCATGTCTGGCAAAAACAATCCAGCATATACCAATGGCAATTCTCAAAATTATGTCAAGAGAATGCTAAAAAAGGCAAAGCTGCAAATCTGTGAATGGTGTGGAACGAATAAAAACGTTCAAATACACCACATAGATCACAATAGAGAAAATAATGTAATTGATAATGTGATGTGGCTTTGTCATCGATGCAATGTTATGGAAGCAAGTTTATTCGATTTAAAAAATAGTGGACGCGCAAACGTCACTATTGATGAAGACAAAATAATAATAGAATTTGATAGGCGAAAGCCTAAGGAGCAATAAAATGGAATACACTCAACGATTTTCAGAAGGCGCTGCGGTTCTAGCGGTAATCAATCCAGCAGCCTATACTACCGAACAAAATACCGGCTATGTGTCTCTTGCTAATTATCACCGGGCGGTAATCATAGTTCACGCTGGTACATTAGCCGGCAATCTTGACGTTGACGTAGAGGAAGCT